CTCTACCTTGCGTTCCAGTTCCTCCAAACGGAGCCACTTGGGGTCTAGGTGTGCTTCTATTTGTTTCAGGAGAACTGTTAGTTCTTTATCCGTTAGCATGTCTTTCCTCGTTTAGTTAGTTAAATTGCTATCCATTCTCCAAAGTCCCTTACGTAGACCAAATGGGCGGTAGCGTGTTGTGTACTGAGAGTTAGAGTAGAACCTCCGAACTCATCAATATTAAACTCCGCAGAGTTGTAGTAGTTTGTTTGACTATAGATTCTAATGTAGCCCGTAATGTTTACAGTGTTGGCAGTGGCTAAATAAACTANCACNGTCTCNCTNTCTTTAGGCGCTGAGTTAAGCACAATGTTAACATCAGCAGTACACCTGAGTATTTCCGTACCAGTCGTTGTTCTGTCTGCTGTTAATGTTAATGCTTCTGCTGTGGCTAAGTCTGCTCTGGATTGGGGTATGTAGCTCATTAGACTGCCAACCACTCTTTAAATTCTTTGATGTACACAAGATGTATCGTTGTGTTGTCCTGTTCTACTACAAGACTAGCAGCACCGAAATCATCCACATTGTACTCAGCTACGTTGTAGTACGCTAAGTTAACCACACTGATGTACCCCACGATATCAATTTTATCGTCAGTACGACAGTTGACAATAACAGTTTCTCTGTCTTGTGGGTTAGAATTAAGATTAATTACAGCCGAAGAAGTAACCTTTAGAATCTCAGAACCGGAAGTAGTATGATTACTTGTGATTGTCTTAGCCTGAGCATTTCTAAGGTCAGCGTTGCTCGACAGGTTACCCATAGAGATATTGTAGACATTGGGTGCCTGAGCTTCGTTCAGGTCCTTCACGGAGCCTGCGTCAATCTCTTCACCGTTGGACAGAGTTAGCACCAGGTGTCCGTCAAAATCCACTGTGGCGTCCGCAACGCTAACACCGTCCTTCCCGTCTACACCGTCAGTACCGTCTTTGCCGTCCTTACCGTCAACACCTGCTGGGCCAGTGTCGCCTTTGTCTCCTTTGGGGCCTTTAGCGCCTGTAGGTCCAGCTTCTCCGGTGTCTCCTTTGTCTCCTTTTTCTCCACGGACAGCCTCTACTGCCTGTATCTTTGACAGGAGCTTGTCGTACATTGCACTCAGGAGGAGATTTACGTTCATTCTTGAGTCANACGCTGCATTAACATTTGTTCAGCCTNACGAGTCTCAGTGTCTCTGGACTGCTGCCGCTGATTNTTCTGTTCTTTAGCTTTNACTTCACGCTCCTTCAAAAGTGTTTCNGCTACTTTCATCCTACGCTCAAACTCTCTGTCGTCTTGAGAACCTTCTCGTAGATTACGNGTGATNGCATTAATCTTCTCAATCTCAAGCTCTTGTGGCACCGCCTGAGCCTCAATGGACAGCTTAGCTGCTCTGGCGCTTGACTCTTGAGCCTGTGCTGCCAAAGCTGCTGTCTGGGACTGCTGGAACTCAAGCTGTGCCTGCTGTGCTGCCATAGCCATCTGCTGAGCTTCTGGGTTAGGCTGCATGGCTTGCTGCATCGCTGCCAAGAGTTCTTCACGGTTAGACAAGTTCATGTTGTCAATGATGGACTGAATCAGAGTGTTGTACAGAGGTGAGTCCTTCTGCATAGTCTGAAGTAGTTGTACCAACTGAGTAACCTCGTACTCCCTAGCGATGATACCCAGAGTGCTGCTTGCGTTGAACTTGTAGTCAGCAACGGGGTAGTTCTCAGGGTCAAACTGCATGTAGCGGTAGGCTGCTTTTTTGACAAAAGGAATCAGGAAGGACTGCTGGAAGTTAATAAGTGTACGCTTATGGCGCTTAATAATAGCACCAAGAGACATACTAATGCCAGCTGCTGTCGCTTCCCCATTGACCTGACCCGCAATTCCAGCAGAGTCAACTGCACCAGTAGCTTGCTGAACCATCTGCTGAAGCGCACTAGCCTGAGCAAAGGTAATCTGGTTAACTTGTCCAAAATTAAACGGCTGTAGTACTTCACGAGGGTCTCCGCTAGTTAGAATCATTTTACCTGGGCGTACTTCTGGTTTAGCACCACGAGGTAGCCTAGTAGCGTCCACAGCGAGCATTGGGTGTATCGTAAGACTCAGAGCGTCAATCCTAGCTCGCAACTCAGTGTCCAGAGCTTTCTGTGAGTTGTAACCTTTTTCACATACGCCACGTCCCCAGAATCTGCTGGGTACTACGTCCCAAGGAAAAGCTACTACTGGTCGGTCCTGCATCATGTATGGGTTAGCTTCTGCTTTCAACAGAATACCACCATTAGCAATGACAATCACTGCTTCTACGTACTTTGACTTAGGCTTAGCATTAAGTTCAACAACTACTTCGTCTTCTTCCTCAGAGGCTGCGTCAAGGAGTTCTCGTGGCACTAAGCCATAGTACTTAGTTAGACGTACCTTGTCGTCAGTGTAGATCGTGATGTCCTTGTCAGGCTCTAAGTCAGTGTCCGGAGCAGCAGGACCTACGTAAATGTCCTTGTACACCCCCTGTTCCTGCAGTAGTTCTACATGGTGTCGGCTTACGAACTCATCAATAGCAACACCCATGGCGTCATCAACACTGGTTGCTACTGGATCAATTAGGAAGTTCTGTGGCATCACGGGCTTAAGTTTAACCTTGACACGCTCCATGATGTTTACACCAACAGCCTGCAAGTCCCCACCCATGATGGGCTGAGTAGCTGGTGCCATTTCTTTCATTTCTTCAATGACAATCTCACCAATGCCCGTACCATAGACAGCAGCATTGATTAGACACTCTGCTACTGCTTTACGAACCTTACAGTCCTCAAAGTCCTCCGTGAGTTTATTACGTAGGAACAACACGTCCTGACGCTGTGTGTCACCCAAGTTGTCACTTACGTCGAACCACTTGCCACGACCAAAGGTTGCTTCTTCTAGCTCAGCAACATTGGACTCAACAGCCTGTTGTAACGCAGGTGAGATGATTCTGCTGCGTTCTGACTTACGGTCACTGTCTGCTGGGTCCCAAATACCACGCCAGAGTCTGTAGTACTCGTCGAACTTCTGTTCGTAGTTAGACTCGTAGTAGTCACGCCAGTCTTCACACTTGGTCATCACCCATTCTTCAATGGACTCTTGGACCATTAGAGGGTCTTGTTCGTATAGTTCACTCATATTATCCTACCTTAAACTTGTTGGACTTACTTTGATTCTTTTTAGCAGGAAGTACTTGTAAGTTGTGTTCTGTGTGTAAACCACATACCTGATCGTGCAGTAATGGAACAATGTGATCTACTTGGAAGTTAGGCTTTATCCCTGCTGCTTCAAAGAGTGCATTAGTTTCAGCAACGTTAATGTATAAATCATTTATGTACTGCTGATCTGCCCATGTAGGCTGTGCGTTTTTTATTGTCCTTCTTCTTTTAGATGCCCTTGCTGCTGCTTTTGCTTTATATTGTAACGGGTCTTTTGCTTTAGTTCTTTTATATTCTTTAGACCTAGACTCAGGATTAGCTAATCGCCACTCAGCTACGTTTTTCAAAACACAAGAACGACACTTATTTAGTCTACCATCTTTCATTTTTCTATGTTTATGAAACTCAGCGAAGTCTTTTGTTTCGTTACATTTAATGCACTTTTTCATCAGTAACCACTCACAATATCTAAGATTTCATGGTCATCTATTTCAAATTCGTAGTTGTACGCTACATTTGCTAATTGGTCTATGTACGCCAGAGCGTCCACTAAGTCGTCATGCGTCAGAGGGTCAGGAAATTGAAACAACTGGTCTAGAAACCTACTGTTCCACTCACCTTTGTTCAGTGTTACAAAGCCATTCTCAAACCGCCCCTGTAACGCCCACATTACCCTGTCAGTCTTTTTCTTGTTACCGTGGGTCAATTCCTCGACTCTGAAGAACGTCCCGTAACGCTTCTGTAGGTCCGTCAGAGGGGACATTACTGCTTGCTTTGCAATCCCTCTTTCGATACCAACACTAACTGGTTCATAGTCCCTGACAACCTGGAAGATTTTGGCTGCTGTTTCATCAAGGCTCCAACGCCCATATACAATATTATCAACATACCACCCATCAGGACTAACCTTGACAACAGCAATCGCAGTCTCGTCAAGCTTTGTATTCTTAGTTCTCTTCTTGTTGACTTCTTCAAAGCCCGCCAAGTCAACTGCAACGTAGTAGTCTCCTATCTCTGGTTCTTCTTCAGAAACCTTTACCCAGTCCTCTTTAAACATTTCTGACCCACGAGCTTCAAACGACGCCATAAACTCCTGACGAAACGCATAGCTTGACATAGACTTCTTTGCAATGTCGATTTCATCAGCGTCAAGCAGAGGGTTGTCATAGGAAGTAAAGTGCCAAGC